CTCATCGCAAATGCTTATCCAGTGCGCGTCTGTAAAGTCATCAAACGCTACGGCCATTCCAAGTTTAATGATGTCAGCGTCATCAGGCCGATAGCCAAACTCTAGTAGATACAAAGTCTCCTCAAGAATGATCTGCTTTTCAACATCAGGTAAGCGCGAATCCTTTCTACCGTAACCAGAGCGCATCACAGCTTCCTGAGTGCATCTGCTGCATGAGTCAGACTAGCGGCAATGTCATCAAACAAAGTAGCCAGTACGATCTGCATAGGCGCATCTTTGCGTACACGGTTGATCTCATCTCTAACGCCAGCTTTTGTTTCGTTAGTCAGCCTTAGAACCGGCTTAGCGCTGATCTCTGATACGTCCCAGAGGAGTACGCCATCGTCATCATGCGCTGATTGCAGAATGCCTTTTTTACGCATCTTACCAAGCAAAGATGAAATGTCTGCTCGCTCTCTAGCTAAGTTATGTCCTGGCACATAGCCAAGGCGCATCATGCGGTTGTAAACGTCAGCAGTGCTTGCAGGAAGGACCATCTGATCCATCGTTTCTAGGACTTTTTCTATCTGGTTCATAATGTTATTACAGTTTTAGTATTGTAAGAAATGTGCCAAGCCCACGCATTGCAGCATTCAGGAGAGAGGGAGCTGCCGCACTGTCTTGGCTCTGGGATCAATGACTGCTCTAACCAGCGTACAGTTGTTTAATTAACTAATTGCGCTATTTAAGGATAGTACGTTTTACTTAATTTGCGCCTGATGTGCTAATTGCGCGTCTTCATAGTCCATGTTAGATGCCATGGCGTACATGACAACAAGCGCTGTTGTAATGATGATTGCTTTGATGTTCATTTCAGATGCTCCTCACGTTTAATTTTTGATGTTCTATCAGGCATGACGCCAACCCAGTTACAGAAACAGCAATGCCAATGATTGTGCGTCATGTCCCAGATGTTTGCTGGCATACCGCATACTGGGCAGTAGCCTGGTAGGACGTTGGGCTGGTCTAAATTGTCGTTCATTGTTGTATGTAGTGCGCCGTCCTTGGCGCGTAGCGATTAGTCAATGATGATGCCAAAGGCGATAAGGTTTTCAGCGTAGGCGATAATGTCAGAATCTGACCAATCGGCAACGTCATTGCGAACATAAAGTTCATCCCGCCCAAAAGACACAAACCTCGCAACAATTACTTCATAAATAGACACTAAATCTGATCTCATCTCATCTCTCCAATGTTGCCGCCGCAAATTGCCTTGGCTTGGTGATAATACTAAGACTACAGAATGTAAGAGTCAATAGGTTTCAGAAAATTTTTTTATTCTTTGTCCGATCCAGTGCATAACTGGTACAGCCATGCTGTTGCCAAGGGCTTTGTACCTAGGACCGTCTGGTGATTCATCTTTTTTGCGCCAAGGAATGTTGGTGTAGTTGTCTGGAAAGCCCTGCAAGCGTTCACATTCGACAGGGGTCAGGCGGCGAACGGCCATATTTAGAGAAACTGCTGCTTGCTGTGAACATGTTAAGCTATCACTAATTGATGTATCTCGCTCTTCTGAAGGCAATTGACAGGCTTGAGCGTTGTGATGAAAAGCTATGGGTTGCGCCAAAACATTAGCCCCGCGATCTGCACATGGGCTTGAGTCATGCCGAGCAGTCAAGGAACCAGCTATATATCCGTATTGAGTAGTCGGTTGCGCTATTGCAGGAGGATGAGCTCCAGCCGCCAACGGATGACAAGGAGCTCCCGGTTGCGGGTTGCATCCGTTTTGCGGGGATGTGATTTGCGTGGTGTCGAATGGGATGGGTTGCATAACTGCCGGTAGCGGATGCCCACCACCTGTCGGACTTCCTTTAAGTAACGGACCCGTTGCTTCGTCCAATGAATGCGCGTTGCATTCGTAGTCAAGGCCGATTGGTTCAGCCGGGACAAACAAACCACACCCCCCATTAACGTGCTGATCTTCTAATCCTTGCTTCTCACCGAAGTGCGCGTTAAGAGTTGGAGCTAAATCGGCGGGCCATTTATCAACCACCATTGCCTCAGCCTCTACTCGCTCATTCCCTGTGCGACTGAACGGAGGGCCGTTTGTAACGCAGGGGGCAACTCTTTGCCCCGTTTTTCTGCTCGGCGCAGTATCCCGGCGCAGGCTTTCGCGCTCAAAAAGAACCGCGGCGGGAGGTCGCCAGTCTCCAAGATATCCGACAACGAACACACGTCTGCGTCTTTGGGCCACTCCGAAGAACTGAGCGTCAAGCACTCTGTAGGCGAACCCATACCCGAGTTCTGCCAGCGCCCCGAGGAAGGAACCAAAATCCCGTCCCCCGTTACTTGACAGAACGCCTGGGACATTTTCCCAAACGAACCATTGGGGTCGAAAATGGTCAAGCATTCCGCAATAGACAAGGGCCAGGTTACCACGCGGGTCGTCCAATCCTTTCCTGAGTCCTGCGACTGAGAATGATTGACATGGGGTTCCTCCAACGAGGAGATCCAATCTGTCTGTTCCAATGTTCCACTCCTTATATTTAGTCATGTCACCAAAGTTAGTGACGTTTGGATAATGATGTGCCAAGACCGCTGATGGAAATGGCTCAATCTCTGAAAAGCCTACTGGTTGCCAACCTAGGTCATGCCAAGCAACTGTAGCCGCTTCAATGCCAGAGCATACGCTCAGATATTTCATTTCTTAATCCTCTAATCCTAATTCTTTTGCTGATACTACTTTTGCATCAAACACTACACGCAATGCCTCAGTCGTATCATCAGGATGAGCGCAAGCTACTGGGTCAGCAATGATTTCAGATGACCTATACACACGCTCATCAGGCTCGCCATTGCGTACAAATCGACCGTCGATGATGTAGACAGCTTCGTGTGCGTTATATGACTCTGCTCTCTGCCAAGGCACTAACTCAGGATGCAAGACATGACCTTCGCACCCAGTACGCTGATATTCAGCTTCAATCTTGTAGTCATCGTACTTTGAACACGTAAACGTGCTATTTGCATTAGCGGTTGATAACGCACAGGTTCTACAATTCGTCTCCTTTGTCAGCTTTGTCTCATGACAGAACTGGTGAAAGTTACACATCTTGCATTGATACCAGGACGGATCTGCACTCAACGGCTCTGGCATGTAGTCAGACAGTGCAATCTTCTTGCCGCGCTCGACGTACTTTGTAGCAATTGCATGATCTAGCTTAATGACTTCCGTATGTATCCTGTCATCATCCTTGCAGACTGCATAATACAGCGCCTTTTCTATACCTAATCCAAGCATATATGCCTGCATTTGCACGTAATGCTGTTCTTTTGCTAGTGCTACGCCTTTCTTAACTAGATCGTCAAAAGATTTGCGCGAATAAGTCTTTATTTCCAATACAAATTTATGCTTCTCATGTCCTGGCAATCCGCCAGTGATAATTCCGTCACAGGAGCCGGAGACAAATGAGCCAAAGTCTACCCGCGTCTGACGTTCATTCAAAGCGCATCCTATGAGCTTCAGGTCTGCTATTACCGTGTCTTCCTCATTATGGCCGCGCCTAAACAATCTAAGCATTCTGCCAGGAAACGTAGGAGCAACAGCCCAACGGAAAGACAGCCAGAGATAACGATCACAGGGATGACCAAGAAGAGATGCGCCCAGATGTTCACGGAAACTGTCTGCTTTCTTTTCATGTGCCTGATCTATCAGTGCTGATAAGTTGTTCTTGGGTTCTGGTATAGCTGTCATGGCTCATTCATTCCATCAATGGTCGGATGATACACAACATAAGTTGAATCCAGTAGAGCGCATATCTCCATGTATTCAGCAACCATCTTGTGCAAGCCCTTGGCGTGATTGACAGGAAAAGTTTTAAGCCCATCGTTCATTGCATAGGCCACTAGGCGCATTAGGCGTCTATCGCGCTCCTGCTCCATGTCTGTTCGTTGATCCTTTTCAACTGGCAACTTCATTGCTATCTCCATAAAAAAAGCCCCCAGATAAGACTGAGGGCAAAAGCACCAGGGAGGGTGTTATTTCTTAGCCCAAGGCGGCGTATTTGTAGTTGGCGCTACGGTTGGCTTGCCTTTGCTAACTGGCCTAAAGCCGCGCACTCTGTTCTGCTCGCCATACTTTTCTGACTGCTCGACATCTATCTTGATAATCAAAGATCCGCCGATAAGCTGATCCGTGTCTGCGAGCTTGTCTAAGCCAATGGCGCGAATGAGTTCACCAAGCTGCTGACGGCCAACCTCTTCAGCCTTTGGGTTAGCATTGCTGATCGTAATCATGCCAAATACAACACGGCCAGCGTGACTAGGACCAGTGATGTCATAGCGTACATTAATGTATTTTCCGCCTGACTTGGAATCTTTAATTTCCGCATTGGCGATGGTCGCTTCATACAGGCCAGCAGGAATCGCATCATAGCTAGTGGTCGGTGCAGGAACTGAATCTAAAGTAAATACTTCATCTAAACGCATAACTTACTCCGTAATTTCAATTGTAAATGTTGGTTTGCCAGGTTCGGCAGTGATTGCCTTGCTCAGTGCTTGTTGTACAAATGGCGTTTGCTTCTTCCATGCGCTCATGACTAGTTCGCACTTCCATTTTGTGAACTCAGTAACATCAATCTTTGCATCGTTAGCCAGTAGCAAAAACTGTTCAGGATCAATCTTGCGGTTGATACGACATGCAGCTTTGATCTTGTACGGGCCAGATATATGACTGACAGTGCCTTCGTCAGAGTCCTGTAGCTTGAGACATTTAGCCATTTCTAGCTCTATCATGCGCCTACGTTCCATAGCGTCACGTTCAAGCGTCTTGGCTTCTAGCCATTGCTGAGACAGGTTATTCAGATCCGACATCTTCTTCCTCCGCATCTGCAATTGCTTCAGCCTCAGCTTCCTGATAAGTAATGCCAAGCTCTGCTTCAACGCGCATCAATCGCTGGTTAAGCCTATGAATATCGCCAGCAATGCCAAGAACAACGGAATCAAGGTCATGTTCGTTTCCAGATACGTCAGTGAGTACAAGTTTCATTTTGTGTTACCTGCTATTTTGTTAATGATAAAAGAAAGATCAGCCGTTTCCCATGGGTCGAGCTTGCCGGAGCGATCTTTTGCTGACCAAAGGCCATCTGAGTCGCACATCAGTGCTCTTTGTGGCTTGCCTTCGTCATCCTTTTCTACGCGCAGTGCAAGCACTTCATCAAAAAAGTACGGAAGCATCTGCGACAGCTTATTTCCCGGCATACTAGGGCCATAAAGAATGCGACCAGATTCGTCTTGCGTCTTTTCCATCTTGGCTGACATGTAGACATTTTTGCCAGAGATATCACGGAATGCGCGTACAAGGTCAGTCATTTGCTCTTGCAATGCGCCATAGGCCTGTCTAGGGTCTTTAGTTGCTTTTTTCTCAGCGTTCAAGACAACTTCAGCAATTTCAGAAATAGAGTCAACTGCTACAGATTTAAAGTCAGCAGCCTCCGCAGACGTAACAAAAGAGTACGCTTCTTTGAGGCTAGCCATATCCGTGACTTCAATATATGGAATGTCCAGATCAGCCAGTGACAATAAGCCAGCTTCAGCAGAGATGATAATCGGCTCTGGAAGCGTTCCGATAAGAGTTGTCTTGCCACTGCCAGCGCCTCCGTAGACTAGGACTTTTACGCCATCAGAAGCTGCGCCTCTAGTGGACTTTAGGTTAATCGCCATACTTACTCCTTTCCTGGTGAGTGCCAAGCGTTTCCTTGGCTTCGGTTGACATGCTAGGCCAATCTGGTAGGCTTGTCAACACTTTTGTTCAAATTAATCGGAAAACACCATGACAACCAAAGAAGCGGCTGAGTATTTTGGAGGCATAAAAGCGCTTGCAGATGCGCTAGAAATTTGGCCTCAAGCGGTCTATTCCTGGGGCGATAAGCCGCCAATGTCTAAACAATATGAGTTAGAAGTAAGAACAGATGGTGCGCTGAAGGCTGACGTTAAGAGTAAGTAAGCCATGAATTTTAACAATATTCCAGAAGAATTGATTGCCATTAATCGCTGGGTCTGCTGGCGAGATACAAATGGCCGAAAGATTCCATACGATGCCAAGTCATTGAACTCTGCGGCATCTAGCACAAATTCTGAAACATGGGCCACATATGAAGAGGCTGTTACTGCTTACGAAGAGCGCGTTGGCAACAACGATGCGTTCACCGGGATCGGCTTTGTCTTGGCTGGTGATGGCGTGTGTGGTGTTGACATTGATTACTGCATTACTGACCAAAAGCCATCAACTGCTGCGCTTCAACTTCTTGAGCACTTGGGCGCAGGCTATGTCGAAATTAGTCCTTCTGGTAGAGGGCTACGCGCGTTCGGCTATGCACCATCATTGTCGCAAGGATGTAAAGGGACATATGAAGGCTTAAATATTGAGTTGTATAGCTCTGAGCGCTATCTGACTCTGACTGGCAATTGCATTAAGAATGAAGGCTTGCGCGATTTTAACGGATTTGAGGCGCTTGCTTATGCGATTAGAACT